ACGCAAAACTTTGGTCATAATCCTGTTGAAAAACTAGGGCCTATGGCTAATGATATTATGAATATAATAAATGGAAGCAGCCAACCTATTTTTAAAGACAAGGTTCCAGGTTACGAAATGAGTGACGGTAAATGGTTGTCTATGGAGGATATAACTGATAAAATTAGCGGAATGAAAGTTGATCAAGCTAGTAGGGAAGGCATAAAAGCTTTAGTAGACAATGTTGTTAATTTAGCCGGAGATGTTAATCCAGGTGATGACCCTGCTTTTAACTATCAAAAAGAATACAATAATGTTAAAGAAAAAATTGTAGAGACTGGAAATCTAGCGTCATTATCAATGGACAGAATGTTTGGTAACAGAACGTTTAAAGATGATTTAATTTCTGCTATACAAAAGGGAACTTATACAGATATGGGAATACCAGAAGCACAAGTAAAAGATCCTACGCCAGAAGATGGTAGAATAACATCAGAAGATGCTAAAATTATATCAGACGCTATAATGCAAGATGAAACCATGTTAAAAGATTATTTAGCAGAATATTACACCAAAGCATTAGAGCAAAATTATATTAATAATTTAAGTCCTGCTGCAAGAAGAAATTTAAAAATGAATATAAATAAACCACAAGTAACTAATCCAGTTACTCAAGCTACACCACAAACTAAAGAAGGTATTATTAATGAAGATGGTATATTTATACCAAACGAAAAATAGTAATTATTAACACGGGTAACTAACGAAACAGTTATGATAGAATACATATTAGCAGATGGCACGCCGATAAAGGTTGAGCCAGAAAATGAAGAACAATTTAAACTAGATAATCCTGGCGCTCAACTAGCAAGCGCAGCGGGTAAGCAAATCAACGAGACGGATCAGTCTCAAAACAATCAACAAGAAAATACAGAACCTGATCATTATGAATATGGAACTGATAAACAATTAGGTTCTTATGGAAAAACTTATATGCCTAGCCCTACAGGTGAAGGATATGAGTGGTTAGATACTAAAGGTCAATATTATAAAGACGATACAGATGGCACGATTTTTCATGAGGGTTTAGACGGAAAAATTACAGCGTTTGGTGGTGAAGATGAATACATGCAGCATAGACAGTCTTTAGGGCTACCTCAAGATTGGACTGGAATAGGTGGGATTGAAGACAAGGACACGGAAAAATTAGATATAGCTAAAACCGAATCTAAAGAAAGAGCTGAAAGCAAAGAGCGTGAAAACGCTTTAGAAAAATTACGCCAAATATACGGCACTAGTAGTTCTTCATTTGAAGAAGGGTGGGGAGAGATGAGTACTGAAGATTTAGTTTTTCAAGCTGAAAATCCTTTTTCTACAAAAACGGAAAGTGGCGAAATAATAACAAGTGATGCTGGTGGTACTCGTGTTACTAAAAATGGTGAATTAGTAAATGAAGAAGATTGGAGTTTAGAAACTAAAGAGAAAGTAAATAAGAAAAAAATTTCTGATAATAAAATCGCTAAAAATTATCAAAAAATTCTTTCATCAAATCCAGAATTAAAAAAGAAGATGGAGGAATTAAAGAAGTTTGAAGAATATAAATTAAAAGAAAATCCTAAATGGAAAAAAGAAAATGATACTAATTGGAAAAATGATAAAAAAGAAATTGATGAATTACTAAAAGAAACAAAAACATTTAGCCAATATCACAAAGATGAAGAAGGTAATTTTTATAAGCGTACTGATAAAAATGTAATGATGCCAATTGACCCTAATAGCGCAGAGGGTAAAGAATTAATTGAGATAGATAATGTTGGTAAAAGTGAAGATGAAAAAAATAAAGAAGAGGCAATAAAATTATATAATCAACAAATAGAAGAATTAGGCGCGGGAGTGTTAACACACGGAGATGTAATATCTGGAGGTGATTTAGAAAAAGGAGGAATGTCAATATGGAAGTATCCTATGAAAGAAGGTATGGAAATATTAAAGGACAAACTTGGCGAAGAAGACTTTGAATACGAACTTGTAAAAGGACCGTTTATTTATCCAAATATTCGTGACTTACACAGTCCATTTGGGTGGAAGCATCGTAGTGTTAAAGTATCTTATAAAAAAGACCCCTCTAAATATGTTATTTTAAATTTTGGTCTTGATCCAGAAAAAGATTTTAAAAAATATATAAAAGGAAGCAAAGGCGATATTTCAGATTTTTCGCGATATACTCAATTAGAAATAAACAAAAATAAAAAAGCCCTTTCTACTCTTTTATGGGATACGGTTTATGGTGATGTAGAATTTTCAGAAAAAGAAAAAGAAAGATTTGAAGAAAGAAATGTTGAGTTTAAAGGTTTATATAAAGCAATAGGAGAGCAAGTGAATCCTAAAAAAATTAAAGAGGACATTGCTAAAAACGCTGGAGTAAAAATTTTAGTAGACGAAAATGGAAACGAATCTTACGAAAGAATTCCTGGTTCAATAGATAATGTATTTAGACCTTACACACAAAAGATGGCTAGTGGAGGGAGAAGCATATATCAGGAACAACGTTGGTACCACAATGGTGGTGACAGCTTTAATGACCCAACTCCAACCGCGCATCGTGACATAAGTGGGCCTACATTTTCTGTACAACGAGAAACATCTAAGGCAGAAGAACAACGAGCTAGGCTACCAAGAAAGCTTACATTGCCACATGAAGCCGAATTAACTCGAGCTTTAGAACAATTAATAAAATTAAAAGGTCCAGATTACGAAATAAATATAGGTGGTGGTAAAACAAGAAAATTAAGCGAGCTTGGTATTGATTCTTATTTTATGACAACAAATGATTATATAAGTCCTTCTATATATTCAGGTGAGAATAGGCAAAGTGAAAAAATTAAAGGTTATATGGAGCTAGCAAATAATCCTGAAATAAAAAATTTAGCACTAAAATTAGTTACTAAAAATAGCCAAGATTCCGCGTGGGAAAAAAGCATTGATAATATAATGAAAAGTAAAAGCTTTGGTGACGGTGCTGAAATAAAACTTGCCTCTAGCGAAGCAGTGGCTGAGTTAAAAAAAGATTTACAGATATATGAAATGATGAAAAACCAAGTACATTGGAGGAATGAAGAAATGTTTGGTACTGTAGAAAATCCCAAAGGTGAATATAAAAAATGTATAGACACATACAATAATTTTATGGATCCTGATTATAAGTTTTCACACAAAGAGGGTGACGAACTTATAAATGTTACGTTAACAAATAAAGATAACTCTAAAGTTACTAAAACAATGCCTAAAACAGTTTATGAAAACTGGATGGCTGACATTGCTTTTGTTGAATGTACAAATGAAGATTTTAGTGCTAACTTTGAAGATCGATGGAAAGCGCTTGGAAAAAAATTAGAAGAATCAGGAATAGAAACCTCTGAATATTGGAGCATTGTAGAAAAAGATTATAATTTTTGGAGAAATAGAATGAAAGATGTTGGTGGAGGACTTGAGGACGCTTTCTGGCAAATTTGTTACACAGGCGCTAAAGTTGCAACAACCGCCATAGATGCTGTTGCGGCGCCGTTTGATCCGGACATTGATGGTAAAGACTTATTAGCTCAAAATAGCGCAAGGCACAGAAGGATTGATCAAAAAATGGTTAATAGATTAAATGCTAATAAATATAGTAATCAATTCGCTCTTCAACAATACCGAATTAAATTTGAAGACAGAAACGACCCGGGTAATCTACTTCCATTTATAGTACAAGAATTTGGTACTAATATTCCTACTTTCGCGGCAATTGGCGCAAGTTTTATAAATCCTTACTTAGGTGTAGGATCTTTAGGAGGAATGAGCTTTGGGGATCAATTTGGAAGAATGATGCAAAATGATTATAGGGTAAAAGAGTTAAATGAAATGTTAGCTAGAAACGAAATTGACCAAGCACAGTATAATAAAATTATAAAATCTGAAGGATTAAAATCAGAGACAGCAGCTTGGGAAAAATGGTTAACAAGTGCTGGCTACGCTACTTTTGAAGTTGTACCAGAATACGTTATTAGTAAACCTTTGATGGGTAGTTTTTTTAAGGCTTTTACTAAATTCAAGCCAGGTCAAGTATACGGTAAAACTTTGCGACAGCGTTTTACTATGGCTAATTCTACTCTAGCCCCAAGTACCGTAAAATTAACATCAAGTGTCTATGCAGAAAAATGGTCAGAACAATTTACGCAAATAGGGCAAAACTTAATGACTGGAAACCCTGATATAATGGAAGGTGTTGATCACTCTGGTTGGACTGGTGGTTTGTTTGGTGGATTTTTTGGAAGTGCACCTGCGTTTAAAGGATATATAAGTAAATTTTATACACCACCATCTATAATTCAAAAATATAATGATATTGGTGGTAAGTTAGAAAGATACGAAGACTTACTTATGAGAGCTGAATATAATGCCGCTAGAGATCAATTAAAAAAAGAAGGCATAGAAACACCAAGTGATGAGCAAATTCAACAGGCTATTAAAGATGGAAAAACAAAATCCTCCCAAGTTGATATAATAAAAGACAAGGTTGTTGAACTTCATCAAGAACGAGAAACTATAATAGAAGATCAAATTTCAAGACTAGATCAAGTTCATGAAAATTATGCTGAACAATACCATGATTTAAAGAAAGCTGAATTAGAAATTAAAAGAAAAAGTCAAGAGATATCTGAATCAGGTGATTATGATGATGTAACAAAAAAGCAATTATTAGCGGATTTAGAAGTTCAACTCAACGACGTTACTAATTCGTTAAATTTAATGGGTGCATCTGATGTATTTAAAAGTTCACAATTTGTAAATTTTTTAAATTCAATTACTCTTTATGGTAGAGGAAAAAAGCAAAAAGAAAAAAGAGAAAAAAGAGATAGGTTGTTTAAAGAAGCTGAATTATCACTTGAAGAAAAAGGTATTAAAAATGCTTCTGAAAAACAAATACGTGATGAAGCAGAATATCTTTTTAATGTTGAATACATAAATGAACAAACTAAAAAATCAAGTAAAATAGATTTAGGAGACGGATTTACTAGTCTACAAACTAAAGAAGATGCTGTTAAATGGGTTGAAGGAAGAACTGATTTATCTGAAAGCCAAAAACAACAATTAATAGAAGGTATTGAAAAAGGAACTCTTTATGGTTCTAATATTAAAGTTAGTGATGATAAATTTGAAATTAAAGATGGCAAAAAAGTACTTGTAGAAGAGGGCAAATATATAGCATTTCAAGTTGTTGAAAATATGGCTAGAAGTGGTAGATTAGAAACTAAGACCCACGAACATGGCCATACTGTTTTAAGTAAGATTATAGGAATGAATCCAGAGGCGTTTAGAGAAATAGCAGAACAACTAATGGAACATGTCGACACGGTGGATCCTGCTTTAGGATTGCTATTGAGACAAAGAACTCAAGGTATGCCAATAGATGAAGTTATAACGAATTTCATGGAATTAGTGGGTAGTAAAAAAGTTTTAAAGAAACACAAGGGATTAGGAGCTAAAATAGCTAATCTATTCACAAAAAAGGCTAACATGGATTACAGTTTCGAGGGAGAAATTGACGCTGTAACTTTTATTACTAAATTAGCTGAAAAAATTAAAAATGGTAGCTTAACTATAAAAGATATAAAAGCAGCTGAAAAATCCAAAGTGGTTCAAGAAGCTCAAGAAACCAGCGAGTTTATAGATAATATCAACGAACAATACGATACAAATCTTGATGATAATATAAAGTTTTCTAGAGATGTTTCATCAGATGTAAATGATGCGGCTAAGGGTGCCTACGAAGGAGAAGGGGGAAATAAACTTTGGAAAGATTTTGGCTCTAAAGATTTTATAGATAATTTAATTAAAGAAGATTCACTTGGTGATCTTATAATGGGGGCTGTTACAGACGAGCGTATCATGAAAGCGCCGCAAGCTGTAAAAGAGCAATTTAAAAATGATGTATATAATGAACTTAGTAGTCATATAAAAAATTATAAACCAGAACAAAATGCTAAATATGAAAGTGATTTTCCAGGAGAGTCAACAGGTTTATTTGGTTGGATAAATTCACAATTAAAAAATAAAGTACTAAACGTACAGCAACGACCAGAGTATATGGTTGATGAATTACGTCAAGCTAGAGATATAGATGCTAGAACAGAAGAAGGAAGGCCAATGTTTGAAGAAGCCTCTCAAGAACTATCACCAGAAGAGCAGTTAATAGCAAAAGAAGAAGCTAAACGTAATCAAGTTACGCAGGAAACTTTAAATAACTTAATTCCATTAATATTAAAACCAAAAACAAAAAAACAAAAAGAAGAAGCTGTACAATTAAGAGAAGAATTTAAGCAAGCTTTAAATACAGCGTTTGGTACTAGGTTGCCAGAAGTTACTAATGATAAGTTAAGAACAGAACTTAAAAAAATAATTACAAATAAGTTAACTAATAAAATACAAAAAATATTTGGAACAGAAGCTAGTTATAACGATTTTATAAAAAATGATCTACCAGCATTGCTAGAATATATTGATATAAATGACCTTAACCAAATGGAAAAGCAAGCTGGAGGAAAACGTTTTCCTGGTGGTAGAAAAATTTTTCAAACACAAACAAGAATAACAAAAAAAGGTGATATAATAGATCTTCAAAAAAAGGGACTTATACCTAAACGTTTTAATAAATATTCTCAAGGTTATAATTTAAAAACTAGATTGAAACCTACTAAAAAAGAATTATTAGCTTTTTTTAGAGGAACTAACGCTCAAAAGATTCTTGGTTATGAGGTTGGTAATTCAACACTTGGTACTAGAAAAACATCTCTTGCAAAAAGTTTAGCTAGCGCAATTGGTCTTAGAATAGCTAATGAAGTAGCAGCTGATTTAATAAAAAGTGGAAAATTAGGACAAGTAGAACAATTACAAAATAGACAATTAAAAGATAATTATCTTGCTGAATTAGATGTTACATTACGAAACGACATGAAAATGTCTGAACAAGCATCAAATACAGTTATAAAAAATGTAGATGATATATTAACTTTAATTGAACAAGGCGGTGGTTTAGAGGCTATATTAAACCCTGATGGAGACTTTGTTGATGGATTACCAGAGATACCAGGGTACGCTATGTCTAGCATAATTGATGCATATAATCAAAATATTATATTAGAAGAAGAGTCTATAAGATTTAAACAAGGTATATTTAAAAGTGATAAATTTTCTCAAGAAACTAAAGACGCTTTAAAAAAGCAAGGTAACTTAAGGTATGCAAATTTAGATATGTTAGATCGTGACGCTAATATTATAGCAAAAGTTTTAGGTTCTGATATAATGAATACTATAGGATATGAAATAGTTGGTTATAAGAATAGAGTATTAGACCCAGCTAAGGAAAAAATGTACCCAAAGTGGAATAAGCTATCAAAGCAAGAGCAAACAGTTCTTATAAAAAAAGGTAAAGTTGACGTGAAAGGATATGCGTTAGATAGTGATGGTAAGCGTATACCAGGTAAATACTACCCTTCTCTTCAAAACTTAAAAATAAATAACAAACCTCAATCTTTACCACCAGGTTTAATTTTAGGAGACGTTAGATTAAAAAATATTATGATACCTGGTGGTATATATAAAAAGATAAATAATATATTAGCAGAGACATCTAAAGAAACTAAATTAAAAAAATTAAAAGAATTAGCACCAGAGATAGAAAAGGCAAATACAGCAAATATAATATTAGCTAAACATATAGCTAAAACAATTATTGAGTTAGCTAGAAAAGGTCCTAATAATGGAGGAATAAGCGTTTTATCTGCAATAAATATATTACAAGCCCAAACTAGTATAGTTCAAGGTTTTAGGGCTTTATCAAGAACTGATTTAATTGACGTTAGAGAAGGTTCTCAGACAATATCTGATTCGCACCCTCAATTTAAAGAAGCTACTTCTTATTATAAATCTAAAAAAGGAAAAAAGAACGCCTTAAGTCAGATGAAGCCAAAAGGCGAGCATGTTAAAGCTAATAGTAACACAATGTTAGGAGTAGCGGAGTTAATAAATAGCCCTGAGCTTGATTTAGACGCACAGCTTGATGTTATATTTTCTAATCATAGTCAATTATTTACTTCAGATTATAGTACTGATATGATAGACGATGGACCTGGGGGAAAAACTAGTACTGCTGAGTTTAATAGAATGAAGCATTTAAAATCTAAAGATCAAGCAAACTTAGTATCAGCTGATGGAAAATCATATCAAGAGATTTTAATTGAAAGAACAAGAGCACAAGTGATGGCAAATATTATAGCTGATGCTTCTATTAAAAATTCTAAGCAAGCTGCCCGAAGTGACGCTTTTAGTAATGTAATAAAACTTAGTCAAGCTGGTAAAACACAAGGCGCTTCTATTTTTGACTTTGACGATACATTAGGATTTACAAAGTCAGGCGTTAGGGTGACAATGCCTAATCCTGATGGAACACCTAAACCAAAAAGAAAGGTTATATTTTTAGCTGGTGGCGCTGGTAGTGGTAAAGGAAATGTTATAAAAAAATTAGGCCTTGAAAATGCAGGGTTTAAAGTCGTTAATTCTGATATATCGTTAGAGTGGTTAAAAAAGAATCATGGTTTACCTGAAGATATGAGAGATTTAACCCCAGAACAAAGAAGTATACTTGGTAAGCTAGGTCATCAAGCTAGAAAAATAGCTAAAGGTAAAATGATGAAATACCAAGGCGAGGGTGATGGAGTGGTAGTTGATGGTACTGGAGGATCAATAAAACAAATGCAAAAGTTAGTAGATGAGTTTAAGGCCAAAGGGTACGACGTTAGTATGGTGTTTGTTGATACGTCTTTAGATGTTGCTTTAGAAAGAAACAGAGCTAGAAAAGAAAGATCTTTATTAGATACGATTGTTAAACGAAACCACGAGGCTGTTCAAGGAAACAAAGAAGCTTTTAAAATATTATTTGGAGATACGTTTATGGAAGTTAACACAGATAATATGACAATAGACAGCCCCATGCCAAGTAAGTTTGTATCAAAAATGGATAAATTTGTTTCTGGTTATGAAAAACGTAGATTAGATGCTGAGACATTTGCCGAACAAGGTGATGCTATATTAGAACAAGGTGGAGAATTTGATTTTACAGAATTTAACGATGTTGTTGACGGGACGCCCGGGCCGTTATTAGACAAGGCTAAACAAAGAATAGAAAAGTTTGGAAATAAAGATGTATTTATTTTAACAGCTAGACCACAACAGTCCGCTGGTCCTATACAGCAATTTTTAAAATCTCAAGGATTAGATATTCCAATAGAAAATATTACAGGGTTAGCTAACAGTTCTCCTAATGCTAAAGCTGAATGGATACTAGAAAAATATGCAGAAGGATATAATGATATGTATTTTGTAGATGATGCAATACAAAACGTTGAAGCTGTAAAAAAAGTATTAGATCAACTAGATGTTAAATCAAAAGTTGTGCAAGCTAAAATAAAATTTAGTCAAGATGCTAGTAAAAATTTTAACGACATGTTAGAAAGAAGGACTGGTACAGACGCTGGAAAAGTATTTTCGTATGCTGAAGCTAGAAAAAGAGGAGCGCAGCCAAATATTAAAAGGTTTTTAAAAAGTCTTTATATACCACCATCCGCGGAAGACTTTAAAGGATTAATGTATTACTTTTTAGGTAAAGGAAAACAAGGCGATGCTGATTTAAAATTCTTTGCAGATAATTTATTTAAACCTTTTAGCGAAGGTATTAAAAATTGGAACGCATATAAACAAAACATGGTCGATGATTATAAATCTTTGAAGAAACGACTCCCTAGTGTTAAGTTAAACAAAAGAATACCTGGAACAAGTTTTACGGTTGATACGGCAATTAGGGTATATTTATGGGATAAGGCAGGTTTTGATATTCCAGGTATATCAAAACAATTAAAAAAACAATTAATAGATTATGTAAATAAAAATTCTGATGCTAAATCATTTGCTGAAGGCTTATCAAAAATTAGTAAAAGAAAAGAAGGGTATGTTAAGCCTAGTGAAAATTGGATGGTAGAAACAATACCGTCTGATATGAGAAATATAGTTGATAAAATCGGTAGAAAAGAATTCCTAGAAGAGTGGATTAATAATAAAGATATAATATTTTCTAAAGAAAATATAAATAAAATAAGAGCATTATATGGCGATAACTTTGTAGAGGCTTTAGAAAATATATTATATCGTATGGAGAATGGTACTAATAGAACGTACGGTAAAGATAAAATTGTAAATCGCTTTACTGAATGGATAAACGGTTCTGTTGGTGCTATAATGTTCTTTAATATGAGATCTGCTATACTTCAAACTATATCTACAGTTAACTTTATAAACTGGTCAGATAATAATATATTTAAGGCGGCAGCGGCGTTTGCTAATCAACCACAATTTTGGAAAGATTTTGTTATGCTTTTTAATTCACCTATGTTAAAGCAAAGAAGAAAAGGTTTACAAACAGATGTATCAGCATCAGAGTTAACTAAAACGTTTGCTGAGGGTGGTGCTACGCCAAGAGCGGTAATTAATTATTTATTACAAAAAGGTTTTACACCAACACAAATTGCAGATAGTTTTGCAATAGCTTTTGGTGGGGCTTCGATGTATAGAAACCGGTTTAAAAAATACAAAAAAGAAGGAATGTCCGACAAACAAGCTCACGAGCAAGCTATGTTAGACTTCCAAGAAGTCGCAGAAGAAACGCAACAATCTTCAAGGGAAGATTTAATATCACAACAGCAAGCGGGTTCATTAGGTAGAATAGTATTAGCGTTTCAAAACGTTACAATGCAAATGGGTAGGTTGACTAAAAAGGCTATGTCTGATTTGGTTAATCGTAGAGGAGATTGGAAAACAAATGTTTCTAAAATATTATATTATGGCGCAATACAAAATGTTATATTCGCGGGACTACAAACAGCGTTAGCTGCTTTTGTGTGGGGAGATGAAGAAGAAGAAATAGAAAATAGAACAAGAAGAACTTTTAACCAAGCGTTAGACTCGTTTTTAAGAGGTACTGGTTTATATGGAGCTTTATTATCTACTCTTAAAAATACTATTATACAATGGAATCTTCAAAAGAATTTACCATATGGAAAGCGAGATAAGTGGAAAATAGCAAAAGAAGTAATAAATCTTTCTCCACCAATAGGTAGTAAGGTTAGAAAAGTAATCCAAGCTTTTGACACTGAAGTGTACAATAAGGGTGTTGGTGAAAAAATAGGTTGGAGTATTGATAACCCAGAGTTACATAAATGGGCTAGTATTATAGAAGCTACTCTTAATATACCATTATCAAGGATTGTTAATAAGGCTAATAATTTAGAAGAAGCTATAACTGGTAATCATGAAACTTGGAAAAGAGTCGCGATGGTATTGGGTTGGAATAGATGGGAGTTAGGTGTTAAAGACGAAGAAGTAGAAGCGGCAAAAGAAGAAATTAAAATAGAAAAGAAAAAGAAAAAAGAAGAAGAAAAGAAAATTAAAAAAGAAGAAGAAAAGAAAAAGAAAGAAGAGGAAAAGAAAAAAGAAGAAGAAGAAAAGAAAAAGAAAGGTATTAAAACAGTTAGATGTTCTGGTATAAGATCAAATGGTAGAAGATGTGGTAATACAACGGAGACAAATAAAAAATCTTGGAAGTGCGTTCATCATAGAGAATTCAAAGATGGAAGCGATACTGATGGTGACGGTAAGAAAGAATATAGGTGTACAGCAACTAAATCTAATGGGCAGAGATGTAAGAACAAAACAGAGAATACAAATAAAAAATGTTATGCTCATCAATAAACGTGTAATAATAGTATAGTATAACCAAATTAGAAAAATATATGATTAATTGGATAAATTCCTGGAGAGCAGGTAACAAAAAAGAAGTATACGAATTAACTTTTAGATTAGGAACGTGGACTATGTTTGAATTAATGTTTTGCCCTTGTGCAAAGTGCGATAACAAAGGAACATGTCCTAGATTTAGATTTATGATCTTTAATTTTGGATTTGAAATATAATGTGTCCTTGTCCAATCTGTGTAGCCGTAGCATTTGTTGCGGCAGCAGGAATAATAAAAACGATTAAATGAAATTTATAGGTAGCGAACAAATAAAACATAAAAACGCTGTAAAAGACGGTAATATTGTTAGAAAAAATAGAGATAATATAATTACTATTCCAGCTAATACTACTATATCTTTTGGTGAAATGAAAGAAAGTAGAGGTAATTATTCTATAATAATGAGTGCTGCTAGAGATTTTGGAAGTGGTACGGTTACCAAAACATTTACAATACTTTTAAGATAATGGCAGTATACAAAAATATAACATCGTCTGGCTCAGCTGTAACACTAATAGCTAAAAATGGTAATGACACTGGCGCTATACAAAAAATTTTAATATCAAATAATAGCGCTAACACTGCTACGGTTAGAGTTTATTTAGGAGTTGATACTTCTAATACTCTTGATTTTTATTTTATAAAAAACGTAGAAATACCTACAGCGACATCCTTAGTGCTGTCGGATAATTTAAGATTTGATACGTCAAGATTTAATTTAATAATACATAATACTGGCACTAGTCCAGACTTAACAGTAATGATAAAATGAAATTAACAAAAGAAATAATAGAACAAGGGGTAAAAGACAAAGGTTACAAATGGTTTGAAACAGGTGACTATAATATTAATATAGTAGGAGTTAGAAATTCTGACACTGGAGTAGAGGTAACAAATAAGTTTGATGATAAAATTACGTTGTCATTTAAATGCGATGATCAATGGGAATTTTACTGTTATGATTGTACAACTGACCCCGGTAAGTATTGGGTGGAGAATATAATGAGAAAGGAAGGTGTGGCCGTCTTGAAGGAAGGGCAATATCCCGGTTCTCATAAAATTAGATTACACCAAGGTAGATATGAAGCATTGGGACAATGTAAGAATGTTACAGTATACAGAGATGCTAATAAAGACGGCAAATTTGATTTAAGCGATGACAACACCCAAACAGGTTTATTTGGAATTAACATACATCGAGCTACAAAATGGGGAGGTAAGAAATCTTCTAAGGTAGATAAATGGTCAGCTGGATGTCAAGTGATAGCAGCAAATGATGATTGGCATGAGTTTATGGATATATGTAGAGTTGCTAGAGATAAATGGGGTAATAGCTTTACATATACATTATTAGATAGTAAAGATTTAAAATTATAAAATGGGTAAGTTTTCTAAAATACATTGTTCTAGAAATCCATTCAAGAAAGTTGAAACACAAGCTTTTATGGGTAGGAATCAATTGTATCCTAGATTATCAGCCCAAGTTGGTAGTAGTAATTTAGCTAAAAATATTCTTATTAATAGAGGTGATATGAATTTAGATGGTTCTTTTACTAATAAAGGTGAAATAAGAAACAGCATGACCGCTAGTGAAAGAGCTATAGATAGAGCATCTAAAAGTTCTGGTAACAGCCCAAGTAATTATACTTATAATCCAACAACTAATAGAGCAACATTAAAAATTTAAAATTTTAGTTATGGCGTTTAAAATGAAATATAAAAACCTTGAGAACGTTGTAGGAGAACTACGTAATGCGGTCAAGGCACATGGAAAACAAGCTGATACTATAGAAAAACATATTGACAAAATGAAAGGTGATGGACCCCCAATGCGGTCTGCTTTTGCTAAAAAGAAAAGTAGAAAAAAAGATCCTTGTTGGAAAGGTTATGAAATGATTGGTATGAAGAAAAAAGGTGGTAGAAAAGTACCTAATTGTGTACCTAAAAAATAAACAATGGCGTACGTTCAAAAAAATAATCCATTTAATGTAACACCTTGTGGTAGACGTAGAACGTTTATGCATGATAATGCACCTATGACTATTACGTCACCTAATACTTATATGGAAGTAGAGTCTCCATTAGAAAAAAGAAAAAAAAGAAAAAAGAGCAACGAGCCTAGAAAAACAACTAAAGGTAAAAATCGTAATTTTCGTACTGTAAAAGAAGGAGCTGGTATGACAGCTAAAGGCGTTGCTGCTTACAGACGTAAAAACCCTGGTAGCAAATTAAAAACTGCTGTAACTGGTAAAGTAAAACCAGGTAGCAAGGCTGCTAAACGTAGAAAATCATTTTGCGCTAGATCAAAAGGCTGGACCGGAGAAAGAGGTAAAGCTGCTAGACGTAGATGGAAATGCTAAATAACTAAAAATGAAAAACATAATATTATTATTTCTGTTAGTTAGTACTATAAGTACGGCTCAGATAAAAGACTTCTTTAAGTTTTCAACTTTCTATACATCGATGTCTATGAATACATCATTTGCTGAAAGAGAAGATTATAGAGCTGTAAACAAAGGTTACGAAGACATAACTGAAATTAACGCGTATGATTATAATTTAACGTTAGGATTACGCAAAATAGCTAGATTTGATTATGAGACGAAAAGACAAACATGGTATACTGGAACCGAAAGAAATACTGCAGACAATGTTACTATTGGTAATGCTAATGGCTGGGAGTATTTGTTTAATTATTCTTTTATACGTAATCGTGGTGAAAAGTTTACTGAGCAAAATTTTTGGCTACGTTACCTCGGCGATTGGTTTGTGGTTAAAGCACAGTACACAGATAATGAAAGGGTAAATTTAAGATACTCATCGTTAGATTATAGAATAAGATTTAATAAAGGTAACTGGGACTTTACTATTGGGACAATGTTTAGAGTGCATCCTGTATATGGAGTAAATCCTATAGAAGATTTTTGGGTACCAGGCGAAAGTACATTTCAAGATTTAGCAGAAGACTTTGGCTACGTGCCTCAACCTTGGAATCAAGGTTTTTATATAGACCAAAACTGGTACGATGTTAGTGGTGGAGACTCAGTGTTAGTAGCTACCTCTAATGATGAGTTCTTCAACCACTACTTCGGTGATGCGGTTGCAAGATACAATGAGCGTGAACTTGAGAAGTTAGGTTTACAAAAAGAACTTAGTGCGGTATTAGGAGTTGCTTATTATAAGTATACACCTAAATTTTGGTTGCACACATGGTATAACTTTTTACCATATCATTATGGGTTAGATGATTACTCATATGAATATGAAGACAGTATGGCAGAGTGGGACGCTGGTATTATATTTGGAACTAAGATAACTAAAAGCTTAGGTTTATTTGTAGAAGGTATACACATGAGATATTGGGGTAAAGAAATATACGAAGTAAAATTTGGTTTTAACTATTTAATATTTTAAGATATGGCATTTAAGATGAAAGGCTGGAAACCGTTTGATAAATTAAGAAAAAATATAAAAATTGCAAGAGCAAAAAGACTAGCTAAAAAACATGGACCAGGTGTTAATCCTGATGATCCTTATATGGGGCCTGAAAAAAAATACGAGAAAAAAATAGCAAAAACTCAAAAGGCAGAAAGGCTATTAAAAGAAGCAGGTTTAAGTGAAAAAGAAAGAAGAAAGATTAATCCTTACGGAGACGTTTATTAATTAATAAATAAAACAAATAACTATGGCATTTAAATTAAACGGATGGTCTGCGTTTACTAGCCCTGACGATAAAAGAAGATTAAAAGAAGCTAGAAAAGATTTAGCTAATCTTAGGCTAGATCGATTAAACCCAAAAAACATTGGTAATAAAAAAGTTCAAACAAATTTAAAATCTGCTATAAACAAAATAAAACAAGATATAAATAGATTTAAATCTAATATAGAAGCCGATAAAGACTTTTTAAAAGAGCAAAACGAGGCGCCAGTTAAAAGAAGTGACTTAGATAAAAAAGGTAAAGAAATATACGATAAATTACATAAAAACAAATAGCTATGAAAAAATATATTATAATTTTATTTGCGTTTATTAGCTCGTTCGCTAGTGCGCAACTTGACTTTCAACAATTATGTATTGAATGTGCAGAACAAAATGGTTTTTATTGTGGAGATGACCCAGCTAACTGGACACAGTATTCACCTAATGGTTGTGTACCTAATGGCCCAAATTTGTTTTATTTAAATGATGGTTGGGAAGACTGTGTAGATGGTAGTGATGAAGATAATGCTGAACCTACACCAATAGAAGAATGCGCTCCTCCACCACCAGATTGTGATACAGTATACGTGACAGAGTATGAAACTATTTATGAAACAATATATGATACTATAATTAATACAGAGTATGTATATGAAATTATAGTTGATACAGTAGAAGTAGAAGTGTTTGTGCCTGAGTATATTTATATTACTGATACAGTAACAGTATATGAAGATATATTAGATACTTTATTTGTTGATGTTATTGAATATGTAGAAGTATTTGTTTATGATACTATAGTAGAAATAGAATATGTAGAGTTTATAGAATACATCACGGAGTATGTAGACTGCGATACTGGATTACCTTGTAGCTCTAACATAGACGAGCTTATAAATAAATCTAAGCAAAATAGTGTAATATATAATATTAACGGGCAAGCAATAAAAGAACCAGAAGGATTATATATTGAAGATGGTAAAATAAAACTTAAAATAAAATAATCATGGCGTTTAAAAGAAAAGGATTTCCTAAACACGCTACAGTTTCTGCTTTTAAGGAGTATATTCCTCAATCACAGAGGCAAATGAAACAATATATTCCTCAAACGGAAATGGACTGGAACGATCCTAGAAGAGAAAAATTAGATCACTATGTAACTGAAGGAGATACTATAATGCCTTCAGAGCCAGAGGTTGTTAGAACATCTGTAGATACACAACCTGTAAGTACAGAGTATTTACCTAGTGCAAGTTCCAACGAACCTGAAGTTAACATTAGTACTCCTACAGAATCGGAATATATTTCTCAAACGCCGCGGGTGATGAAAGATCGAAAGAAATTCAAGGATACAAAACTTGGTCAATTTTTAGGAGTGGGTAAAGGAGATGAAAGAAAAGCTAGAAGAGCAGCTAGACGAGCTAATAGAAAGGCTAATAGAAGAAGATTGGGATCAAAAATTAGAGATTTATTCTCTCGAGGCTCTAAGCATCCTGTTAGCGGTGTTTATAGAGGCACTAAGCTAATTAAAAAAATGCAAGATAAAGTTTAAAGTTAAACAAATAAATAAATAAATTATGGCATTTAAAATGAAAGGATTTCCGTTGAGATCAGGTTTTACTCACGCAGACACTAAGCATTCAGATGGCGATCATCAACACATGGAGCAAAAATCAGAAGAACAAGATACCACGAATGTTCAGTTTACTCCAAAAGAAAAAGCATACTACATAAGTGAACTAGAATCTTATTATGGGATTAAATTTGATGAAAATAACCCACGACACCAAAGTTTGCTACGTTCTTTTAAAAAACCACAACCTGGAAATTAATAATAAATAAATAAATAAATTATGGCAAAAGGATATAGAAACCAGGCGTTACCTGGAATTAAAATGTGTATTGACTACATGAGAGGTAGTAAGTCTGAGGTTAAAAAACAAGAGCCAAAGATAGAAACAAAACCACCACAAATAGATAATTTAAAAAATTAAATAGCTATGGCTAAAGAACTTTCAGAAGAAAGTAAATTTCAAATTAGTGTTAAAACATTAATCAGTATAGTTGTAGCAGTAGTTACAGTTGTATCTGCTTATTTTGGTTTAATGGCTAGTATTAATTCTAAGTTTGCAGAACTAGAAGGTAAAGTAGAAAAAGCTTTGGAATTACCTAAACCAGGAACTGGTACATATACTATAGACATGGGTGATCCGGCTGCTACTAATACGTGGCCGCCAACTCGTATGGAGTTCAACATGAAAGATCAAATGGCTCGTAATCAAATCAACGCAGTAATAAAGGAGGTAGATGAAATGAAAGAGGAAATAAAACTTTTAAGAAAATGACACTAGATTTATCTAACTTTATTTATGTATTTGTAATGCTGTTTGTATTTTGTATAGGTACATGTTCTGCTCAAGAGTTTGCTGATAATAGTAATTTTAAAAACAAAATAGCTAAAGATGTTGTTGCTGTAGAATTTTGGGCTGACTGGAATAAAATGAATCAGTTTAATGAATTAAATAAATTAAAGGGATGTAATGTATATCGTGTTGATATTATGTCATCTATGGACATACAAGCAGATTATAATATTACAGCTGTACCGACAGTTATTATATTTGATAACGGTATTGAGAAAGCTCGCTTCAATCCTAATGTAATGTTTAAATTAGAAGCAGATAAAAAAACAGTACAGCACGCAGTTGATACTATAACACTTAATAAATTTCAATAATTATGGCATTTAAAATGAAAGGGTTTAATCCCGGTAAAGGAACAGGTATAGGTAAAAGTTTTGCAACGTACCACTCTGCGTCTCACCCATATAATCGTGAGGGTGAATATGATCCTTACGCACAATATGGAGACAAGGCAGACGAGTGGAGAGAATATGATAAAAGATTTGAAGAAAAACATGGTTATTCTATAGCTCCTGATGTTATACCTCAAAGCGGAATTGCTTCTGGTTCACATCACTTAAATCCTACCACTTCTGATAACGTAAGAGATCAACTAGGTTCAGATTATTTTGGTTGGGGAGGAGATATTACAGAACAAGATAAAATCAATATTGATAACTGGGAACACGTTCAAAAAAGATTAAAAAATTATAAAAATGATCCACTTAAATTTAATTTTGAACTTGATGATGAAGGAGGTTTTAAACAACCTACTAATGCTGATTTTAAAAATTGGGTAAAGAAAAATAAAAAAAATCTAGAAAAAGAAGGTGTACGTATTTATAAAGATGGTAGATTTGATAGAAATGCAGCAAAAAAAATATTTCAAAAAAAGCTTAACCAAGCTAGATGGATTGATACAGATTTAAAAGAATCAGCAAGTAAAGGTTATGGTTGGGACGCTGATAAACTATCTAATGTATTAGGAAATATTGATGTTACTAACTATAAACCTCATCCGGTTTTAGCTGGCAATATAGAAAAAAGTAAAGAAGAGTTTGAGGATGCTAATAAAGTTAGATTAGCTGAAAGGTATTATGATAAAGCTATGAAGTATATTAATCATAAAGATGGGCCAAAAGATATACCAAACCATATTAAAAAAGAATTAATGGCAAGGGATCCAGAAAAGTACTATTCTCTTATTGAAGGATATAGTGATTTACGAGGTGGTAATTGGGAAGATTATCAAAAACTAAGAGAAGATGGAGTGTCACATGAACAGGCTATGAAAAAAATGAATCTGTTTAAAGATGTAAGTAACAAAACAGTAAGTTACCCAACAACTAAAGGAAGTAAAACGTTTAGCCAATTAGAAGGTAAAGCAATAGTCGAAGAAGACGAAGACCAAAATCAAACCGCTGATGTAAACGAAAATAAAGAATATACTGATGATTTCACCGCTATGATGGACGAAGATATAGCAAAAATGAATCAAAATAAATTTTCTCCAGATATACCTCCAGTTGAAGAAGAAGCTGCTATTGGTGGTAATGAAGATGAAAATGAAGTTGAAGAAACTGAAACTAAAGAACAAGAGTTTGACCCTAAAGATTATAATAAAGATGGAGTTGTAGATTATTTAGACAAAAGAATGGGTCCACCTAAAACTAGTTCAGCTTACGCTAAATGGAATAACAAAAATCTAGAAGAGTTAACTAAACAAATTAATTATTATTCTCAAGAAAGCTTAATGAACGCAGACCAAAACCCATTTAAATTTGGCTCTAAAAAACATGAAGAATATATTAATAACAAAAGCAGAGCTAAAGGCTTCGCTATAAGACAAAGATATAACAAATTTTTATAACAATTAAAAAAATAATATTATGGCATTTAAAATGAACGGATGGTCCGCATTTACAAAACAAACTATGCAAGGGAAACCAACTCCACCTACAGGCGATGAAGGCTCTGATGCGTGGAGAAATAATTTTTTAAAACAACACAACGTAACAAGCAGTGAGGTTAATGCAGCTATAAATGAAATTGGAGGAGGAGAAGATGATGTAGACTTTGATGATTGGAAAGCGTTAGTTAAAAAAATATCAGAAAATAAGAAAGGTAAAGAAGAGACTACGGCAAAATAAATAAAAAACTGTATATCAACTATGGCAAGAACTAAAAGTAATAGAAGTGGGTTGTCTTATAAAATGAAAGGTTTTCCAAAACATGCTACAGTGTCACCGTTAACTAACGACAATGAACCTGATTGGGACACACTTTTACAAGGAGGTGCAACAGGTGATCATTCAAATATTGATACATCAGAGTTTGATTCAACGTCATGGGAGCTTACACCTGAGCAAGAAAAGTTTAAACAAGAATATCCAGAATTATGGGCTGCTAGAAATGATCCTAATAAAAGAAGTAAAGATTTCACATTAAAAGAACGACTACAATCAGTTCAACACGGTATGGGTAAAGCACAAAAGTATGATCCAACTGGTTTTGCTGGTGTAATAGGAACAGCTGCTGGTGTAGTAGAAGGAGAAAAAAATTTAAAAGATTTAGGAAAAGCTGGTTTAAATGTAATAGGAGGAAAATTAAAGACTGGTAAAAAAATTATTGACAAAACCACAAAGACTATTGGCTCTGCTAACAAATTATACAAACACCTTAACAAGAATGATGAAGATAAAGAGGGGTCAACGTTAGGCGGCACAGTAGGCGGCGGCGCGGTAGAAGCGGCAAAAAATGTAACGTAATATTATTATTAAAGTATAAAAAAAGGGAGCAATTAAGCTCCCTTTATTTTTACATACTGTTTTTAACTTCTTGAACTTGAACCCTGACATCTTGTGCCATAGATTTTATTGATTGCATACTCTTTCTGACTCTAGTTCCAGCGGATTTGTTACCACCTGAAAATTTTTCTAGATCTTCATGAGCACTGTGCATTTCGTTTTGCATTTCATCTAATAATTCTTCTAAATTCATAATATAAAATTTTATTTAATTAAACAACTTCACAGTTACCACCAGCGCAAGCTAACTCGCCTGACAGATCTGTGTTATCATCTGTCTCTGTTACTTTCGTTAAGTCGACATCAGATAATACTTTAGACATTTTATTATATTCAGCTTCGTCAATGTCTTCAAACGGAGCTTGTGTATACGTACCACCATCATATGGTAATACTGATAACCCATTGTAATAATCTCTATTACTCCACATCCACTCACCTGCTTTTTCCCACTCATCTTCTTTCAAAGATATTGTAGCTGATACATTGTGAGTATTACTACCACGTCTGTGACCAGGCTTAATCCACTCTTGAGCTACACGTTTAACTCTTTCAAGAGTATCAAACGGTGATTCAGTTCTAAGTATTGATTTAGCTGGAGCTTTCTGCGGTACAGATATAACTGCTGTATCGTGTGGTCTGAAGTATTCATCTTCAATTAATTCAGGGTGCGACTTAGATAAATATTTATATATAGCCTCGTTTTTCCCTACACGCATCCTACGTACATAATAATCATTATGCCATGCATGAATACCTGAAGATGTTCCGAGGACCAGAGATGTCGTCCCTGCAGGTTTTACGGTTGTGCATCTAGCTGATACCTTTATTCCTAGGATTTTTGCTACTCGTGCGTTTTCTTTTGTCACGATAT